GGAGTTTTCTCCAGTGCGATTTCTTCAGCAGTTGCATTGTCCATTGCACGATAGAAGCCTTTGATGACTTTCTTTTCCGTGATTGAACCATTGTATCTGCCGTACTCCAATTGGATACGGAGCATGATTTCAACGTCAGTGAACTCTTCAAGAAGAGCAACGTCTTTCAGTGCACCGGCCTTACCGATTGGTAGCTGACCTTCAGTAGGCTCGGCAACATCACTCACACCAGCAATAATTAACATCTGGTTAAAGATCTTGGCACCGATTTCGTTTGGAGAGCCGTCGTTGTTGGTAATGCGAAGGTTTCCGTAGACGATCTGCTTTTGGCCATTATGGTCAACAAACAAGTCTACTGTGATGGAACCGTTCTTAGATTCGTTAGCAATAGCTCCCAGAATCGTAACAGGATACACACCAGAACCGTTTAGGTAATCACTACCACCGCCTTGTTTCACATCTTCTTCTTTTACGCTTGCTTTGAAAAATGACATAGTTTATTCCTCTCAGAGTAAAAGGGTGTCAACCCTAGGTTATAAAGTGACAGAAATTGCCACATATTTGATAGTGATGGCCTGTTACAGACTCCACTCACTTGCTTTAGATTGCTTACTTTTGAGCAGTTCCAAGTGTTCTTGGAGGTTGAACTCAGCACTAGGCATACTATCCGGTAGCTCAGCCACCGTCGTTCGAGACGCCATTTTAGCATTACGGAAATGCACAACACGCTGCTTTCCCTTAAGCTCAAGGAAGATCGCCTCATCTACTTCAGAAAGGATTCCGCCCTTCTTTCCGTAGCTACCACCAGCATTGACTAAGCTATAGCCAGTGGTTTCCTCGCTGTACATTGCGTGCGATACCATAATCACGTTAAAAACAGGCGATAGGTCGCGCTCAATGAAATCTACAACACTCTTGATCTCAGTATTAATCTTTCCATAAGGGAAAGACTTTATCTGCTCCAAGCAATAGCCTTCTATGTCCAAAAGAATCTTTGAAATAGAGTCGATAGCTATAGTTTCTGGCAATTTGCCCATCTTATTTTCATAGGCGTGGATTTTATCCGTAATCACATTAATCAATGTGTCAGCAGAGGTAAAGTCCTCCACATTCACATGCGCCTGTGGAAACGGATACTTCTTGCCGTCCCGTGCAATTACCAGCACATCGTCCAACGTCTGGAGCAACGTAGTTTTACCGATGTTCGGCAAGGAGCTGATAAGCATTTTTACCTTAGACATTATTGTTCCTCATTTTCTCGGGGGTGAAGCCCACTTCATCATCGATAGAAACAGACTTACAAATATACCGGCGATAAGGCCGGTAAGCATACCAGCGAATGTTCCAAAGAACATCATGGCCAAAACACCGGATATGATCACGTCAGTTTGCCATCCAAATCTTAGAAATTTGGGCAAACCCATCTTAACCAGCAATATGATGAAAGCCATTGCTGTTAGAAATGCCATTCCTAATACTTCCATAAATTACTCCTATTCAGGCTTCAATCTTGGATCGTGCCAGATGATATGGGCAAGTTCCGGGTGATTTTTGTGGAATTCAACGGTGTCTACGCACAGTTCCAACATGCTCTTGATGAAATCAATATCATCCTGAGTTATTGACTCAGTAAGCACAGTAGTTTCTGGCGGATAGCATTTAAGCTGCTTTCCTGTCTTTTCACTGATGTCGCCATCAATGTTGCGATTGATATAGACCAGGCGCACTCTGGTGGGGTTGTAACCCTCTTTCTGTAAGATGTAAGCGTAGACTAGCAACTGGTACTTGTAGTACGCAGGGATAGCTCTAGGTTTAGTCTTAGAGGAGTAGGTCTTGTAATCCACCACCATGCAGTCATCTACTGTGCCCTGCAAGGCATCAAGTGTTCCTGCAGCGTAATAGCCGTCCTTAATTTCCGCACAATGTTGCGTTTCAGCTTCCAAGAAGTCGTTAGACAACACATAGTCGTTCACCAGGGTTTCGGCCATGTTCAAGTAATTAGCGCGAACATCTTCTGGATCGAAGGTTTCGTTAGCTTCATGCTCATCTATGTAAGCTTCGATGTCTTTAACGTTGACTTCTTCGTGCTTGGCAACCTTCTCGGCACAGTAGTGCACGATAGTTCCCAAAACAGTCGACGTGTTGTAAGTAAAGCCTTCTGCGTCTGTCAGGTTGTCCTGATACCACAGGTATGGCTTCTCAATAAATTTAGAGAAGCTACTTGGGCTTATTTTGAACTTTGCGCCTTCAGGCACTGCCGCCGGCACATAAGCTAATTCGCTTGGCATGGTATTTTCCTTATTTGTTGCATTTCTTGTGGGACAATCTCAAGTGCATGATTGCGTCTGGAGATCCCATCTCTTTAGAGAAATGGTGTTCGATAGTGGCCATAAGGCCAATATCATCCATAGGCTCACCATAATTTGGATAAATCATAGGTTCACCACACCAGCAGCAGTCACTACCAAAAGTTTTCCACAGTAGTTTTCTGATTCGTTTCCTGGGCTTTTTCCCAATCTTTGTTGGCTTCACTACAAGTCCCTCAAGATAACTTTTATGTCATCTACAGAGGCACCGTTAGGAACCTTGGTTAAGTCTGCCCAGTTGTAGCCGACCTCACCAGAAGCTTCGTTGCTTATGGTTTCGTCTTCTAAATACTTGGTACACAAAACCTCAATCATATTGTCGTTCAACCACTTAATAACGTCAGCGTCCTTAATTGCTTGGGTGTAGATGCTGTCGTAAATAGTGGAAGTCACTTGGATAATGTCAGAAAGCTTTTCTTCTCTTATCCGATGATTGAGCTCATTAACTGCAATAAGCGTCAAGATACTCCAGAACTGTACTGTGGAATTGTGCAAAGTCCTGATGTCTTTACTTGCGTCATCTGTATAGAGACGACAACCAAGACCAAGATGCAGGTACCCTTGCTCTCGAGCAGTGGGCAGTACATAGTTTTCACGGTATTCTGTAATACCTGGGTACAAGATGTTGTGATACCTGTCGAAAATCTCTTGGGTAATCACACCACCTTTGTGGTCGTCAGGGTATCCACCATAAGCAAGCTTGAAGGTTGGCCCCTTAGATTTTTGGCGAAACTTCTTAATTTCCGGGTGATCATTGTCGAAAGATTCCATAAACTTTTTAACGTAAGCCACGTTGTCAGTATTAGTTCCCAAAAAGGGAACAAGTTCAGGACCGAAGTAGCCACAAGCATTTAGAGAGTGGCCATCAAGGCCTTCTAAAAATATGTTGCACTTGTTCGTATCCTTGGTCAGATTCGCAATAACTCGATCTTCCAGCGCACTGAGGTCAGCAGTAAAAACTACCATGCCGTCAGGGGCCCTGAAACAGCGTTTAAGAGGTTTTGCGTAAATAGACTTAGTACTAGGCATATTTAGCAAGTTCGGGCTGTTGGACGTAGGACGGAAGGTTTTAGCCCCAAATACACGCATGTTTCCGTGTAGTTTTCCGTCTATCGTGTAAGTATCGAAAGCTTTTAAGAAGTTTGATCGAATAATTCCCCCAAAGGAATGATCGACAAATGCAACCAGACACTGTTTAAGGTCTGGATCATCAGTAGTTTTCAGCACTTGCTCAACAGCTTCCCTGTCCCAGGAAGCCTCACCAGTTTTGGCAGAGTATTCCATAGGCTCAATGCCAAGCATTGCGAAAAATTCTCGCATCTGCTTGTTGCTCCCAGGATTGAAGTTGTCCAGAGTCACAGGCTCTTTAGCCTTTTCCTCTCTAGGACGATTCCATAATTCAGACTTATACTCAGCCAGTGCACGCATGCCACTAATGACATGCTGATTCTGTGATGAAGTCGACTTATCTACAAGTGACTTGATGAACGGGTCAGATAGAAATATGTTGTATTTCTTCATCCCAGCTACCGGCCACTTGTCCCTGCAGTCCTTGGACCGAGAGATTGACTTCAAGTAAGTGTTCATAACCCATGTTCGGTGAACCATATCTGACGGCTTAAACTCGGAAAGGTAATACTCCGGAGTTCTAGTAGCCGCAGTGGCTTTATCAGCGTGTTCTTGCTGAGCACGGGGAAGAACCTCTTTCTGGTGACGCAAAATAAGTGGATTTTTGGCTAACGTTGAGTCCACATTACTTAGAACGTCAGTAATGGTTACTCGAAGCTCTTCAACAGCTTCTTGGTCGATAGTTAACCCAACAGTCATAAGATCAAGCATGTCGGGAATTATCGGGTGCACAATGTTTCTGTAAAAAAATTCAGGGCCCGGATCATGCTCCCATGGCATTTTTATTGGTAAATGCTCAATTGGCCTCATAAAACATGCCCTCCACTTCTTTCCAGAGCAACATCAGAGCTGCGCCATCAATAGCTGCGTAATCAAGAAAAGCTTTATTCCGTATGTCGTCTGGCTCATAAGAATCGAACGCAGACCACTTAGGGTCATAGTGCCTGCCCATTAAAGTTTTAAGGTCAGTCTTAGCTTTCCAAATTTGTGTGTGGTTTATTAAACATTTTGCCATCAGAGATGTGTCGACGTAATCGTTAGGAAGAGCACCTACTCTGTGGTACATGATTTTCAAATCAAATAAAGCATTATGGATTGCCAATGTTCCTGGGTAGGATTTTACCCAGTCCCACACCTTCAATTCAGTTTTCGGATCATCTGACAGAATGATAATGCTGTTAGCTTCATCTAAACCAAATATGAAGTGCGTCACATTAACTAATGAAGGAAACGACAGACCAGTGTTAGCGGCAACCTGATAGGCTAGGCGCTTGTGCTCAAGAGGTAAACCCTCGTCTTTAAGCAGTTGCACAGCTTCAGCACGCTCAGCTTTGGTGTAGATTCCTTTAGTTTCAGTATCGAAACTAAGTCTTGGGTAATCCAAAAGACGGTTTAACGCTTTGCTTATAAGAAACGATGATCCGTAAACTTCATAGTTTACTTTTATAATCGCCATTAAACCTCCTAATAGTGCTGCTCTTGCTACAGACCACCATGCCGTATGCAGCAATTAGGGCCCAATCAGCAGCTTCCTAGCGTTGTGGACTGACAACAAGAGCAAATATGGCTGCTTCACTTATGCGGTGCTTTATCAATAGCCCAGGCCTTTAGGACTCACGTAGACAATTACTTTGCTAAGTGAAGCAAATTTGTTATTCCAACAACCCATTAAGATCGTTGTTGAAGAATTTTCCGCCGATATTTTCATTTAAAAACGCAGGGTCAAATATCGCATCGTAGTGAAATAGCAGAGCAGTCTCCAAATATGTAGATGCTTTGCGGGTTGAGCATTGATACAAGATCTCTTTGGATTCAATTTCTAATCCAACCTTGTCGTGGCTTCCCTCGTAATTTACGAAGGGGAGGGTCACGGCAACTCTACGTTTACGCTTTTTTCCTTTAAGCGGCGGTTTGGTATGAATACTCCGCACCGCCTTTTTGCCTAAGTAGTTCTGCCCGTTAGTATACGTTATCCAGTAAACAATATCAGTACACTCGGGCAGCAGGTCATCATGGCTGTGGATCTCATTTTCACGGTACAACCACATAGTCTAAACCTCTTACGGTATGCGTCTAAGCGCAGGCCCCACCAAAGTACGTTCAAGACGCCCTTTGTCCATAGGTTCAACCCAGTAACCATTTATTTCATCAGCCATCTGGCGAATGTAAGAACGGTCAGCACCCAAGTCGATGGCATGTGCTAGTGCACGGTACATCAGACGTGAACGCTCTCCAGGGCCCGCATTAAACGCATACATGAACGTTTCCTGTGGGTCTTCAAGCTTATGCTGCTTTTCCTTTGTAGGAAGTGAAGACGCAGGTTTAGGCTTGTCCCTAATACGAAGAGAAGCTCTCTCCAAAAGACTTTTGGTAGATAGGCTTTCACCGTCCAGCTTGGTTAGGATTTTACGGTTAGCGAAGCTGAGGAATATCTGGCTTTGTGGCAGTACGTCAATGATTAGACCTAGGTCTTCACTTAACTCCTCCAGAAAAGCCTTCCACATGCGCTCATCAATATCCACCATAGAATCCAACTCCATAATAACTCGAAATTTGAACTCGTTGTTAGGATCGCTAGTGCGTACCACATAATGATTATACTCGCTTAAAAGTACATGGACTTCTTCATCTGTGAGCTGTGACTTATCGACGTCTAGCACCACGAACTTAGTGCCACCGATGAGGTTTTCCTTCTTACGAACGCCGTCCTTAAATGCAAATGGAGAGTAAGTAGCGTTTTCGCTAAGTAACAACTCCAGCTCATTAAAGTTTGTTTCGTAGAATGTATAGCCATCAGATGAGTTTCTTGCCATAAACTCTTTAAGCTCTTTGCCTGCAAGAGTCGTATCAAAGATTTTGAATGACACGCCAACAATATCAGTTTTTATGATCTCTTTGTACCTGATACCGTTGTCTTCTATGGTATACGAACCGTCGGGATCGTAAGAATTGGCCAACGTAGCTAATTCCTCCACCTTGCTCTTGCTTGAGCCAGAACCTGTCACATAGGACATCTTCCGCAGCTCATGCAGCGATAGGTAGAAGTCGCCTTCTTGCGCCTTGAACCGGCACATATCGGATAGCTGCTCGTATGGTTCCTTAATCAATTCACGCTCAAAGTTGCTCAAGTCTGGAGACAACATTTCAACAGTGTTAATTGCTGTAGCGTACATCTTCTCAGTTATGAGCTCACTATTAGCAAGAATCGCGTAGGTTCCAGCGAGTTTCAAAGCCAGCCACTGCTTGTGCTTGCGGCTTAGTTTCGCAATAGGAAACTTATTAGGCATGTCTTCGGATTCAATAGAATTGAACTCCAAAAATACGTCAAACAGCTTATCGGCGTTCTTGGTAATTTCGAGAGGTTCCTGGGTTGTTTTCTCAACAAGATGCGCTGTCATATTCTGAAGCGTCTGTTGGGCAGCCAGAACTCTTGAACGTTCCTTTTCCTTCATAGCGTAAAGCTCATCAATAGAGCTTATTCGCAGAGGCGAAGCTACTTCAGGTGTGAATGTGAAAATACTTCTTCGTGCCAACTGCGTGTTAAACACAAGTCGGAACTTAGATTTAATTTCATTGTTAAACAGCAAAGCTTCCTGAGATCCGAAGAACAACGCATTGACCGGTAGATTCTTAACCGCTTGCGTCTGATTCTCATGGGACTTAACGATCTTAGCCGGGATATTTCCCAGGTCATAAGCAACAGCAATGGTCTTGATAATATCTACCATTGCACCATTGGTCTGTAGCTCTGAACCAATTTCCGAACTGGTAAGTGATCCTGCACCAAGAGGATTCTGCGAAATTTCCGCAAAATGGTGCATAAGACCTTCAACAGTACCCAAACCAGCCTGCAAAGGCTTTGGAGTACGGTAATACTTTTCCCAATTTTCTTTACGGTCACCCTCAAGAATGGCTACTTTTTCAGCACGTTCTCTGGCGTACTCACGACGAACTCCCTCTAAATGCTCGTAACCTTCATTCAACGCTTTGCGAAGAGTGTTCAGGGATTTGTCTTTAGACGTACCAGAAGCACTCAGGGCAAAGACGATGGCGTTAGTCGGGACTAAGGTGCCATCGTAAAGACGAATAGGCTTACGAAGATGTGAGGTAAACGTGATCAACTCAGACAGCACAATAGCCAGTTTCAGTTTAAAGGGAATCTCACCAGATATGGTGTCGATACCCTTCTGAACTATGTCAGGATACGAAGGCAAATCCTTCGTCCGTTCCTTAACATATTGTTGTAAGAGTTCTTTGGTTTCCATTACGCACCTACGGCTTTAGTGATTGATTCAAAGAATGCAATCTCATCAAACTGATTGCCTATGTTCATAGCTGTTGAGAGCGTTACAGGATGACCATAACCACCGGTAAGCATACCACCGTAGTGGGTTTCCAAAATGGCAAAGTAAAACTTACGGAGTAAGCGCTCATTTATCACTGAGGACATGGTAGATACTGATTTTTGCTCTTTATGCGAAAACAGAGGTATCGTAGAGAAGAAATTGCTGGGCGTTCCCATAGAACACCCACGAATTGGAAGTACTAGCGTTATTTTAATAAAAATATGCTGTCTTTCCAACTCTTCAATTGTTGCCAGCAGCTTTGCTGTGTTATCCCGGACACGATCATTAGGAATGTCCCAAGGGTAGCTGATGCTTATGTAGAGCTCATAAAAGAAATCTACATACTGCTGAGTAGGTACAATAGCGCAGTCAGGCTCACCAGAGGTGAACTTTCCTACGTCTATACCGACGACAACGCCGTCAGTTGCGTACTTAAACTCCTCATACACTTCTTGGGTAATTAACCCACGCTTGTGTAGGTTAGAGCGCACCAAGTTTCTAATTGATGCCTGCTCAGATTCAGGGAAGTCAGTGACACCACGAACAAGCTTGTCGAGTGCTGATTTATAGGACAAACCGCACTTGTCATCTTCTATCTGCTTTAGCTGAGAAACCGTAGACTTGAAATGGCTCAAGTTGCGAAATTCCATGAGGTCAAACTTTTCAACCATCTCTGATGTCCAAGATTTTGGAAAGATGCTGGGCAAAGGTCTGTCCATATTATAGTTTTCAAATACCATCTTTAACCTCCTTAAGGTCTAGTTGGCACACTGCTAAGCTGAAATGGTTATTTCTTCCCATTCAGTATCGTTTTCACTGTTCAGCAGATGCAATAAGTCTGCCATAGTTTCACAATCGCTTTGGCTTGTGTGCCTAGGCATTGTTTTCAGTTTTTCTTTGTACTTTTTGAGGATAAAATCTTCATGGCCAGTTAGCTTTTCCAAGTAACCTGCCAAAAGACCCAATTCTTTTCGTTTTTGGAACCTCAAGCTGTCACGCATTGACAGAACTATTCCAGAATTTGTTTCAGTCAAGGCTTCTCGTAGCGCAGTCATATTGGCGTAAGTGTCTGAGTCCACTAGAGATTTCTCCAGCTCCTCGTCTCGAGGTATGACGATTTCATCGAATCTGTCCAGGGTAGCTGCGTCAAGTTTCGCACGACCAGTGTAATGAGCGTGCAAGTGAGCTGGGTTAGAAGATCCCATCAAACGAAAATTCGGGTGTAACTCCACGATTTTGTCAGGAAATGATACGAAACCATTCTCAATGGTATTCAACGACAAAAGAACGTTAGGGTCACCCGCATCCATTTCATCGAGAAGGTACATACCGCCCTCCTCAACAGCCCTACGAAGCAAAGATGGTACATACGCACCACTTACGTTCATAAAGCCCATAAGATACGACAGAGTGGTCTGACGGGTCATAGACACGCTGTAGAAAGGTAGATCAAGTTCTTTGGCAACCTGTATAGCCAGGGTAGTTTTACCACTGCCTTTCTCTCCAGTAAGTAAAACCGGGATGCCAGCCTTAACAAGCGTTAGGCATTCCTGAAACTTATTATGTCTCACAGGTGAACCTCCTTACGCAGGTGGGTTAGCAAAAGTTTTGAATGAAATTATGTGTTCTTTATCGCCAGTTAAAAACCCAAAATAAGCGCATGCAGAATGCAGCTCTTCAGAACTGGTGACGATAACTTGTGTGGCACCTGTACCGTTTCCAAAAGTTAGAAAATTCTTCAGATTACTGCACAAGGCAGGCATGTGCATTATCACCTTATCTACTGGCAGATCTGTGTAGTCAGGTAGGAATGGCTTATCATGCACGACTGACAGGAACAGCAACCGCTCTTTTACTGACAGCTCATCCATTTCTTTTGGGAAATGCTCCCAAAATTGGTTATCTGTGTAACTCGCCATTTTTGTAAATAGCTCAATATTTTTATGAGGAATGGCGTGTTTATTGAAATGCTCTAACACTAAAGTTCTGTACAGCCCTTCAGTGTTGGACATCTGAGGAATGCCAACAGCTACTGATCTAACCTTTGCAATACCCTCTTCAAGAATTGCATTAAAAATAGACGCTAATAGATGCTCAGGTACACCTTTTCCCCTTGTAATTAAGGTCTTGTAAATGTGTAGAGGTGAAGAACTCACCACAATGAACGGTAAGAATTTATTAGCCATGGGAACACCTTAAGGAAAAAACTCCCCCTAATAGGGGAGTTGCACAAGAACAAACGATTAGATGTAGCTAAATTCCACACCTGAATCGATGTTGGTGAAATATGCGTCTGTAGCGATTAACTCTTCGATACGCTTGTTGATATTTACCGCAGGATTGTTGGTAACATCTTCAACAGCTTCTGCTTTGATGTAAGCAACACGGCCCTTAAGAATGTTGACTCGAGAGTCTGCTTCAAGCATATCAAATGGCATAACGCCATGAGGTGTGTTTACAGCAGGGACTTCAACCTTAACACTGGTGTTACCGTATGATTCACGGGCTCCAGCGACAGTTTCTGCCACAGCTGCAAGTTTTTCTTCATCTGACATTTTTTCATTATTCAGTACTTTGGTAATTGACATGATCGTGCCTCTTTCATTTTGGTTAATAAAGTGCAGTTGCGTTAAGCAAGTTAACTCCTGCACGACTTGCTGCCACATAGTAGCAACGGTACGCTACTAGGTCGTCGTGGTTCCTTACACCACCGTTCTCTCTTATTTTTGCAATACGAGTATTTAAGTCGTCAGATATTAAAACGGTTTCAAATTCTAAACCTTTTGAGGTGAACACGGTAGCGATAGTATAGTTTAAGTCAACATTCGACTCTTTTGCCTTTTTGTATAGGCTGAAGATATTAATGCCTTTCCTTTGGAAGTTGAGCAAAAGCTGAACAGCGTTAACTGTTTCTTGGTCATCAAAATGATCAAGCAAGTGCTGAAAATACGAATAGCCCCGCCGTCTATTGTTGTTCCAATTTTTGTACTCGTCTTCTAAGTGCTTAAACTTTTTTTGGTAAACAGCTTTGCCGGCACTTGCCGATGTAACTGCCAAGGGGCAGGCAAAGATTTCAGATATTTTTCGTAAAAGCTGGAATCCTTTCTTTCTGTCCAAGCAATCCTGAATATGCGCCACAATTGACGCATTGGTGCTTGTGCACACAAGAGTTTTCCCATTTCTTACCGGTTCATCTGTACCGACAAACTTGAATGTGTCGTCAGCATCCAATTTCATAAATTTTTCAATACGGCCAGCGATCTCTTCACTGCATCTAAACGATTGCGTTAAGTGAAATAGATCAGCGTCCTTTAACAATTCAAATCCATTAACAAGATGTAGAAAATCGTAAATAGCTTGGTGAGTTTCACCCAGGCCAAGCTTCTTCGGAGCATCTATTAGCTTAAATATCTCCAGAGCTACGGCAGTGGTGTCGTTGATTTCATCCAGGATAACCAAGTCGTACTTGCAGGTGACCGTGCCTTCATGCAGCATCAAGTGAAAATACTTGAGCAAGAAATTGAATGTTGGGTCCAATTCCTTATTGGCCATCTTTTCGATGTACTTAACAGAGAGCTCGGCAAGCATTTTTTCGTGGTCTTCACCCTCGAAGTGCTCTTCCATAAATTCGTAAGCGTTCACAGAGTCGGAGACAAAGAAGCGGTTAATACCGGTAATTATCAGGTATTTCAGGTTATAGCTGATGTCCTCTTCGATGCAGCCATAGGAAATATCGCTAATACTACCTTTAGGTCTGACGTAGCTATACGCCAAAGCGTGCAACGTTTTGCACTCAGTACTTGTGCCTCTGAATCGGGATTCCCCCTCTTGCACAATCGCTTTGTTGAATGCTGTGTACAGGCACCGTTTAGGTTTCAATTCTTCAACCACCCGTCTCGATAACCAAGACTTACCAGTACCAGCCCCGGCGCTTACCAAGGTAATACCTGTGTTTTCTGGGTTCATAAGGTGGCTAAGAACATCATGTTGTTCGGGAGTGTAGGTAATCATATTAGTTTCCAAAAGTTAGGGCCCATTGTGACCAGAAGAGGGCCAGCCTTCCGAGAACCTAGAGTTGGCCTAGGGGGTCAGTTGACCTTATTCTGAATCAATGTAGTTTTTGATGGTGTCACAGTGACAGCGCTGCGGAGCACAGTGGCATCCAATAGTGATGTCCCGCTCAGCGGCGGCTTGGCAGATGGTATCTAAGTATTCCAGGAAGCCCACCGGGGCGTAGTCCGGGTTAAGGCACGTTGCGAAATGCTCTTCGTAAAGATCACAAACACGGTTTCGCTCAGCCTTTGAGAAGTTCTTCATGTTGAAAGGATTCCCTAACGGGGAGGTTCTATCACACACGAAATCCACTGGGCTGGATGACAGCCGTAGATTTACCACTTTTACAGTCATGGACCCTCCTTAAAATTGGATAGTTTTTCCGTTATGCGGTCAATCTCATTGTCCTGCTTGATCAGCAGATCTAGGGCTTTATCAAGAACTTTGTGAACTTTGATCAGCTCGTCTTGTTGAGACTGTATTGTTTTACGATAAGCTTCTTCAGCCTTAAAATGCTTTACGGCATCAGCTGTAATCATAATAACTACTAGGATAAGACCAATACCTATTAGCATTACCATATTTGGTTCAGACATCGCCTTTCTCCTCAGTCTTAGTTGTTTTTTTGACGGTCTTTAAGCTCGTCATCCCATGCTGAATAAACAACAAATACAAGCGAAATAACAATCAGCATTGTAACTAGTATTTCTATGGCTTCATTCTCAGTCACGGCAGCTCTCCTCCAACACGCTTGTCGCTAATTTTCATCTGCAACTCACGGTCATGGACACCATCCTCCCAGCCAGAAATCCAATAGTCTTCTTCATCGCTTTCTCTAGGATATGGGCTTGCAACTATATCAGAACTGCCGAAACCGGTTTGGTAACCTAGGTCGTAGGCCAGGTCAGCTATGTCTTTCATTCTTCCCATCGTAAATTTCCTCTAGTAAATTTTCCTATAAAACGCCAGTAGGGAGTCCACCGTAGCAGTTGATAGCAATTTATCGATGGGTAGTCCCTACCAGCGAAACTGTGGAGATAGTTTAACCGCTCGTTGTTCCTTGCGTTTTCCATAGCGAAGTGTCGCATTAATTACTTTGTTCTGGGCCTGAGTCAATATGTTGGAGACTTCTTTGAAGCACTCCAAGTCAATATCTAGCTCATCTGCTTGATGCACGGTATAAAGATCGTGTTCCAGGTAATAAAGCTGAGAAACCATAGCGGTCATCGAGTACGAGACGTTGTAACAAGGATTGTTGTTTAGATCGACCTTTTCGCTTCTGTGGTCAGTAGCTTTTTTAAGCGCGTCTACCAGCACTCTCTCCAGTGCTGAAGTGCTATAAGTAGTTTCAACAACACGAATCAGCTCTTCCGCAGTCATGTTTCTCAAAATGGCGTCGCTTTTGTCACTCATAAATTACCTTTAACCCATGGCGGAACCCGCATGTTCTTATGGTACGGGTCACCATTTTCTAGTTGATGGATTCGCTCCTCACAGACGTGACGAATCTTTTTGTAATCCTGGATTCTGGCGCCTAGCGGAGTGAGGTTGTCTTCGTTCTTGACTCTAAGCACGCGCTTAATTATATCCGCGTCCCAAGGGTTAAGACTGAACGCTGCCCAAATGTCCCAGGGCTGAATGCTACGAGACGCATAATCACTCGCACCAACATTAGTTGTTCGGTGCTCAGGGCTAGGCACAGCCTCAGCAGGCGCCGGGCCACTTTCCATATCCCTTACTTTGCAGATAAGGGCGTCCAAGGCATCTTCAGTAACGTTATAAACGCTTTTAGCAGCCATAGCCCCTAGCTTATCAACTCCGAGCTTCTCTCGAAGGTAGATGTAAGCTTGGGCCTGTTCGGCATTCATTTTTAGAAGATTTCTGTTCTTGATTTCAACAGCAAGAATATCTTGCTGAAGCTTTTTTATTCTGATTGCTTCTTCTGTCAATACACTATCTGTTTCATAGGCGTAAATAATACCGGTGATAAGATCCTTAGCATCGAGTATCTGCACAACACCGCCTTCCTCTTTATCCCTCAAGGCAAGAGAAAGTAAATCCTGTAGCTTATTGAGTTTTTCAAGTGGTACGCTTACAGTTTCCATAAAACCTCCGATTAGCCGAAGTAACGACTTACCTCTTCCATAGTTTCCCGTAACGCATCAGCGTCGCTGAGCATTATCTGATCTCTTATAGACACAGCTTTATCAACCAACAGCTTTACTTTTTCAGCTTCTTCTTGGCTGTAAACAGTAACTTTCGGTGATACATAGTAGGATCTTTTAACACCAGGAGCGCTAATAAGTTTTTTGACATCTACGACAATGGCTTCACCGGCCAGGTACTCTTCGTGCCGATCCTCAACAGCTATCAGTGTTTGGCGTATTTCAAGGCATACGTCTCTAAGGTTGGCTTTTTCTAGCTTAAGTGAGCTGGAAACAGCAGCCATGATAGTTCCAGTACTAACATTAACGTTGTCTAAAATGCGCTTACGTTTATTGTCAGATTCAGAAACAACCCTTGAAAGGTTAATCTCGGCAGCTTCTTGAAGACGTGCCAAAGCATAATTGCGTTGTGTTTGATTTACTTTTTGAATAGCCATCAGGATTTCCTCGCGTTGCTTTTTTCTCTATAAGTTAGAAATGTGGTGTGCCCAGTAGGTACAATTGTTGGTTCATTGGTTTTTAACCACTCTTCAACGTCTTTAGACACCTGACGCTGAATTTTCTTGTACCCATTTTCGTACTTATCAGATTGAAGATTGTTAATAGTTTGAGTCATAAGAAGTCTTCCTTATTTGGTTCATCGACTACCTCTTCCACACGGAAGGCTGTAGACGCAGTAATGTGATGGCGGGAACCCCAGACCGTATACCTGGTTGGGGGCTCTCCTTCTTCAATTTCTTTGAACAGCGGAGAATGCCCAACGAACACAATATCCATCTGCATATCATGGTTAGATATGCGAGTAGGTGTGAACTCCAATTGCTGAAGCATTTCTTCGATGTTTTCTCGATCAGCAACTATGGTGTTAACTCTGAATGTACCGAATCTGTGTTTGCTCATGGTTACTCCGTTTAAGCTCTGTCCCACTTTTCCTTGCTGATACGGTCTTTGGGCGTTGCAATCCAAACAAAAGCTACTTGCTTATCGTTGGGGCCAAGCCGTCCAAGCAATTCTTTGCGGTACTCCGCGTAGATTTCTATGAAGTCATTGAGAAGCATTGGTTCTTCAGCTCTCATATCAATTAAATGAGGGTCTTGGAGCTCACCCTTCACATTGGTGTAGTGCAACTCCAAGTCTACCCTCCACTGCCGGGGTATTGCCACAGCTCGAGCTGTCAAATAAGACAGAAACTCTTCGCGGTTACCCTTCGGCATGAGCTGTTGTTTCCAGACCTTCTCAACGTTATCAGGCACAGGCCTAATCCAGAATGCGGAATAGACCCCACTGTCGTCCGCAGCCTCTTTCCAGCGACTATCAGACACCAGACCTATATCTAGTGCCAATTGGTTTAAACGCTTCATCTGGGACTTTGTGAGGCTTCCATGAAGGCTTTTCATAGGCTTCCCCTTACTCAGGCAGTACGTTTTCCAAGAACTTCTGGATTGACGATTGGAGATGGTTACGATGACCAGTCTCCAAGACAACAAGCCCATAGTTTTTGAGCACAGCTTCAAAAGTTTTGCTCAGTTCAAGTGGCAACGCAAACCTGTAAAATACAAAGTTCGGGTCACGGCTTGCAGCAGCATATCCTTTATTTGCATACTGTCCCCGGTAGATTTTTATAAAGCTCTTAATGGATATGCGACGCTTTATACTGGATAAGCCAAATTCAAACGAGGGATAGGACATCGCGTTAAGAATTTCAGTACATTCCTCTTCTGTGTAACTATATTTCTCTACATAGCCAGCAGAGGTGATAAGACGCCAAATGTAGCTAGGAGACAGGTCGACTTCTTTTTCACAGAAGTTGGTCCAAGATCCGTAGGAAGTATGTTTCCAGACATACATGCGTTTAACTTGATAAAGCTTTTTAGCTAAAGCGAAAGTGCTTTTTGCTTTTTCTTGTAGCAGCCGCTTAATCTCAGCTACTGCCTGCGGTAGTGTTTCTTTGGGATTCATAATTTTCTCCAGTTAGTAATCACCGTTCCAGTTGTACAAGACACCATTTTCAGGTGCTATCTCTACAGCGCTGACGGCTGTAAATTCTTCTTCATCAACTTGGGGTCTTAAGGCTTCAATAGCCTCTTCGGCAGTAGGTGCCATAACAATAGCTCTGCCACCGAGATGAGAGCCCCAGTAGTTAATTCTCCAAAATTTGTTCATATCAGTACCACGCTGAGTAGGACACTATCGCCCCACTGCTGATTGCTTCTCTAGCTCTCTTAACAGCTGATTCCACTTCGTCAACGTCTTCGGGGCAGTGTTCACCAAAGAAAAAGCCTTTAGTGTTAATAAACACACTTGTACCTTTTCGAGCTCTCTCGATTTCGGTAGAAAGACTGTCCAAGATGTCACTAGAAATGAATAGCTGAGTACAGTTGAACCCTTCATCGTACCCTTCAGTTCCTGAGAATGTGTTGGCGTACTCGTTAGCCATAAATCCATGAAGAAACGGCACTTTTCTGTGGTAACCGAGTTCAGTCCTCATCACCAATTTGTTGTAAACCAGATTGTGCATAAGCTCCTGGTTTTCAGTAAAAATACCCAGCACTTCTGGGTGGATTTTAGCTGCTTCAAACACAGCAGTACCTTCATCATGCTCACTAAGTTCAGGTTCGGCGGAATACGCAAACCAATTTTGATCTAGTCCCACGGTAGCTCCTCGGCCGATGGCCTAATTAAGTTGTAGTCGAATCAAGGTATAGAGCCCTTTTCTGTTGCCGGGCAGGGCTAGACCCCTTAGCTTTAAGCGGCTTTAAACGCTTCGAGCATATTGACCATGTCATCTTCCGATGCCACGTCGGCAAACGAGTCGTTATACTCGGCCTCCAACAGGTCAGCTGCTTCAAGCGCAGACGCTTTTATCAAGGATTCAACGTACCATTGCTGGCCGTCTAGGTAGTCCTTGACGTCGCCCTTCTCATCAAGGGCTTTGGCGGTTGCCAGGTCGACAACGATTTTGTCAATCGCATCTTCTGGCATATCTGGGGTAATCCCCAAATCTTTGATGCGGGCTAACTTGCGCTTAGTGCGCTTGAAAGCTACCGCTAATACTTGCTGATTTTTGTCCATGATTTTCTCCTCAGTAGACAGGTTTAGATAACAGCGATATTGCCGTTATTCGCAAAAACGAGCGTATGCGAGCAAGTAAGAATGTCGAATCGGGTGTGACGAAATCGTCCTTGATTGGGCCTAAAAAGGCCATCCACACCCGCGAACTACGGTTCACTCCATACCAAAGCTCAAACCACCAAAACGGTGGTGTAAAGAGCAGTACAGAGTGATTGCCGTAATTCTATGCGGGAAGTAGATCTAGTGAATAACAGCCTACCGCCAAGATGTTACGGAAGCAGGAAGTTAACTGACTGTGAAGTCAGGTCAGGTGCATTACCAACACGGAATGTTGGAGCAGTTGCCGGAACCTTAAGATTTGCAGCGATCTGATCAAGAGCATCCTGATAAAGATTCTTGCTCTGAAGATCCGAGAAGAACTTCTGGCACACTTGAACGATCTCACCAAACTGATCAGGACGCACAATGTAATCATCATGCTTGACCAGTATCTCCTCACCCTTAAGCAGCTGGTGCTGCACAATACGGCGCAACAGAGTTGCATCCAGACTGTGAGTGATGTTGGCAAACAAACCATAAGTCTTAACAGAGACACCTTTAGGACTTTCAGGTGTAACGTTATCCTTGCCATAAATAGCATACCCAGACTTATCCTCCGCATAAGGCATGGTAGCTATAATGTTATAGTACTTGAAAGGCACTGGGTCCTTCTTAGAGCTGTTTTGCCATCCAGGCATAGCAACACATACCGAGAACGGAGTTCTCTCCATAGTCGACTGGTGGAAGGCTGTATGGCCATCCAAAGTCTTCCATTTAAGAATGTTCTGGTAGTTGTTGACAACCTTACGACCCCATTGGGTAATAGATTGAATATTGTCGATCTCATAGCCATAGGTAGCTATAAGGTGATCATCAACATACTCTTCAGTGCAGAACTCCTCTGGAACACCAACTTCAAGCATTTTCTTAGCTATCGTTGAGTAACCAGCTCCGTGGAACAGCGGTGTTGAGATCAACTTAACCGCTTGTCTGCCCAGACTCATAATGCCAAGGCCAGTACCTGTTACGGTATGAGAATCCCTGACAGTAGACTCACCCATCACGTTAACCGCAGCCAACATCTGCGGAGAACGGCTGGAGTTGCCCAACATCAGTAAACCTGAGTTGGTTAAGTCCTGACCAAACATATAAGAGCAGGGTTCACCTGCCTTAGTCATCTGGATACAGCGAGCAGCCTTTAGAGCCACAAGTGCCTCAGAGCAATCCTTCTCAAATTTCTCGAAGGTTGGTTTGGTAGCTGCACTGTACTTAACATCAGGCAGAGCCACATTCAAAGGATCTTGGGCGAGAGCCCAAGTCAGATCCTTAGCACAGAACTTAGCAACAGCCTCTTTCTGAGACATTTTGCCATAACGAATGTCCACAATAATGTGCTTACACACATCAATAGCAGACGGTCCGTAGACACGGGCCTCGTAGGCATCGTGCATGGCTGTCTCAAACGCCTTGCCATGAATCCTGGCGCCATACAACGCAGTGCTGTAAGACAGTCTCAGGCGGCTGTCAGGGTGCACAGGAAGGTAATAGCCATCAAGAGCGGCTAACTTGTCCATACCATCCAAATAGTCCATCTCGAAGCGTGTGTGGCGTTTAACACGCCCTTCAACTACGCGACCCTTGATGTCCTTTGACTCCGAATGATAAAGAGTCGACCCTCTGTAAAAGTGAAGCATGCGCTCACGGCTATATAAGTCCGAAAGCTTAAACTTCTGTGAAGACATCTCACCAAGAAGCGAGATGAGCTCAGGCTTAATGCGGTAAGGACCGTTGTGCTTAGACAGCACCACCCCTGGCGCAGACTCGAACCCTCTAAGAACAGAAGGTCGTTCACTAACACCACCGAAGACAACATAGGTATGTGCCTTCTTGAAGCTCCTCTTAGTGTGAGCATTAAACGCCTGCTTAAACTCAACACGTTCCTTAACAACACCGTTGGCCACCATAATGCGAAGCAATATGCCAGCCATGGTGTAACGGACATGAACTTTGTCGAAGTTAGACATGCGGAAGAGCTTACAGGCAGCTTCATGGAAGTCCCGGTCGTAGCCTTGATTGGGTATCTTGATAGACTGAAGCTTAACAGCAAGCTTGCCGATGGTAGCTTCTTGAAGAAGTTCATCGTTCTTAGATTTCATACCGGTAACGATACGATCAATCCGCTTGGAGTTAACAGCCCAGAACTGTTGGTTTAGCATTAATTTGTGTGCAACCTGTGGAACTAGGTCGACAGGCTTGCCTTTGGCAGCCATGTAATCTTCACAAGCTGCGTAAGCGTCAGAAACTGACGCATAGTTTAGTTTACTAATAGTGTTCATAGTATATTCTCCTATACTATTAAAGTTAAAGTGACTCGTTACGACAATGATCGATCACTTCATCATGGAAGTAATCTTCATCCCTCATTTCCTCATCCCACTCACCGTGGTATTCCCAATCAACACCAGAGCCGGTCCAATCCTCTGGACTGCTAGGAATAAATTCAACAATGGAATACTCGACAGTCTCATACTGAGCTTCCTCACAATCCAAAGGATCTCTGCCAGTAATAGCAGGGATAAATGGTTCGTACTCTGTGACCTCGATCACATAAGTGCCTTCATCTTCAATTATCTTCATTTTTTGATACCTCATTCTTAAGGCGGTCAGCCCTAATATTAAAAAGGGCTCCAAATAAATTTATGAGCGCAGCCAGTGCAGCTACCATTAAAAGATCATCATTACTCACGATCTTCTCCTTTTTGGGACGTGAACCCAGTTGTAGCCACGAAAGCGCTCAACACGCTTTAGGACTACCCCATTTTTGATCTTGCAAGCCACTATGTAGTGAACCTCAGTAGCTCGCTGGTGACGGCTGCCAGACCAATTGGCCAGGACTTGCGTCACGCTGAAAACCTCATCACCGCCCTCTGCGGTAACAAGGTCACCAATGTTTAGCCTTTTAGGCATAAGGTACCTCCTCATAAGTTACAAAATCGTCTGACCGGTAGGTAAGCGCCTCTTCAAGAGACTCCTCCGATGGAAGGCAGTAGCTCCCATCAGGCCAAATATGTATTGTGTCGAGAAAGCCGGTAGCTCTCCGACAGATGAATTCAATACTTTCTTGCGGGTCTACCGAATGGTAAACCATGTTAAGAACCCGACCTTCAGGCTCAACTACAGGCACACACATGCGCCCGTCAAGAATAAAGACAACGCCTTCGTGCGGCAGTAGCTTTCGCCACTTGCCATTATCGAGGGTATTGCCCTCAATAAGTGCATCAGCCCAGATGAAAGCCTCTGGAACAGAAACCTCATCATGGGCAGTGAGGGCTTGTACAAACCCGTCAGCACCTGACTGACGGATATAGGGAACAGCAATGAGCTGCTCTTCAAGTGGCACAGCGTTAAAATTTATCATAATACTTCTCCAGTTAATGCTAGGTAGGCACGATCAATCCAGCCAGGATTGCCGCAATCAATAATTGAATAGCTATCGTCATAGGTGCACTTGTGGTCATAAGGAAGCACAGTGTAATCCATGTCCTCCTCGCTGAACGCTTCAAAGCGAACCGCAACAGACCCTTTGTAGGATCTGTCGATAAGCTCAAGGAATGCTATGAGGCGTATACCATAAGGGTACGCCTCTACAAACTTGATGCCGAAGAGATTATTCATCACGCTGACGCGACTACTCCAGCCAGATAGATAGCCACCCTCACTATACCCATAATGGGTGTTGCCATCCTCCGCCTTGCGGCGAAGAAGGCGATACTCAAGAACATTGCTGTCCTTGCTGAAGGCCATATAGGCCGCTGAGTCGTTAGTCAACTCAGTGATGATTGGCTCATTAAACTCAATAAGCCCGAAATCAACGGCAAATTCAGGACAGCCACGAAATCCGTTATATCCTTTTACTGCAATTTTCATAAAATTCTCCATTTAACGGTAAGCAGAGCTACAGGCTATTGCCTGAAGATCCGTAGCGACCCAATTTTGGGTAAGTGGTAGGGTCATGTAAGACCCATTGTCACTGCCCACCAAAATAGGTTTGTCATACCTATTATCAGTGAACAGACGATCCCTAAGAGCAATTAAATGCTCGTTAAGCATGGCCATATCGCAAAGAGCGAGGTAGGCCACATAAAGTGGTTCCACCGATGGAGCAAAACATGCCCCAGAGATGTAATCACCATCAAGCCCATACCGGGCTATTAGCGTGTCAGAGCACGCATATAAATCATAGCCATCGTAATGGCCAAGAAATAAACACCGATCACAGTCATGCTCAAAATGAGCACCACCAGCTAACCGGTGAGTGAAAAGCTGAATATTCATGTCAATACCCTCCAAAATCAGGGGAGGCCTCCCCATTCTCATACCTGTAGTGGTATGTGGACCCGCCATCCACGACAACCCACCGGTTAAACCGGAGGCGTCTTACAACAAGTTCCCGTTCGTCTGAACGGAATTGAGCACGGTGTGCACTAAGCACAGCAGCGTTCTTGATGACAAAATCATCACCAGAATGTCTGTAGTTAACATTCATATAATTCTCCTTAAATTGAATGGACTGAGTTAAGACCACAACTGTACTGACCAACCCAATGGCTACCGCCACCACACCAACTGCGAGTGACTGTTCCAGGGTCCATGAAAACAACCCCGTTAAAGCCCCTCTGGTGTATCCATACTCGACTTTCCGACGATCTCAAGAAACGAGACAGCCCTTTAGCAGCCTTATAGGCAGCCTGAAGACTGTTGAACTCAGCCTCCTGCTTGCCTAAAGGCGTATAATGACTAACAACAAAAAGAGTTTTTTCGGTTGTGTTGTTCATGCTATTTCTCCTTTGGGGTTCTCTCCCCTTTGCGGTGCGACATTGCACCAATTACTTTAATAACCCTCTTGTGAAGGCTATTAAAATAATGCCCTCTTTCAAGGGCAATATGTTTAGAC